CTGGTGGCGGCAGAACCGTTGGCAGGCCATCATCTGTGATGGGGCAGTCCGCAGCGGAAAGACGTTTTGCATGGGACTGTCTTTTTTCCTGTGGGCCCAGAGTTGTTTTGACGGACGGCAGTTTGCCTTGTGCGGCAAGACGGTGGGGGCGCTGCGGCGGAATTTGCTGACGGAGTTGGTCCCCTGCCTGCGGCGGATCGGTATGAGCGTGCGTGAAAACAGGAGCGCCAATTCCCTGACGGTGGAGTTTGGCGGGCATCGGAATCAATTTCTGCTGTTTGGCGGGAAAGACGAGTCCAGCGCGGCGCTGATCCAGGGGAGCACATTGGCGGGGCTGCTGTTGGATGAGGCAGCGCTGATGCCACGGTCCTTTGTAGAGCAGGCGGTGGCCCGGTGCAGCGTCCGGGGCAGTAAGCTGTGGTTCAACTGTAATCCGGAAGGGCCGGAGCACTGGTTCTACAAGGAGTGGATCGAGAAGGCGGAGAGCCGGGGTGCGCTGCGGCTGCACTTTACGATGGCGGATAATCCCGGCCTGTCGCCGGAGATCCGGCAGCGGTACGAGCGGCTGTATACAGGCGTGTTTTACCGACGGTTTGTGCAGGGAGAATGGGCGGCGGCTCAGGGCTTGGTATATGACTTTTTCGACCCGGCCAGAGACGCGGCACCGGTGCCGGAGGGGCCCTTCGGCCGGTGGCGGGTATCCGTGGATTACGGGACGGTGAATCCACTGTCCATGGGACTTTGGGGGGAACGGGACGGCGTTTGGTACCGGGTAGAGGAGGCATATTACGATTCCCGCCGGGAGGGACGGCAGAAAACCGACGCGGAGTACGCGGATATGCTGGAGCGGCTGGCGGCGGGGCGGGAGATCCAGCGGGTGATCGTGGACCCGTCGGCGGCCAGCTTCATCGAGACCCTGCGGCAGCGGGGCTGGCGGGTAAAGAAGGCCAACAACGATGTGGCTGACGGCATCCGGGTGACGGCGGATCTGCTGAGGCAGAGGCGGATCGTGCTGTGTGATACCTGTCGGGACTGTCTGCGGGAGATGGCCCTTTACTGCTGGGACGAAAAGGCGGGAAAGGATGCACCGAAAAAGGAACACGATCACGCCATGGATGAGATGCGGTACTTTGCCATGGATCTGACCGGCGGGGAAAAGGGCGGATTTGCGGCAGTCAGCGTGGCGAGGGGCAGATACCGTTAGGAAATATATAAAATGTTGTACGGGACTGTACACCAAAAGCGGGTGTGGACGGGAGAGTAGGAGACCGATTTCCGAAGGGAGGAGAGGTTCGTTTGAATTTTTGGAAAAGGAGAGGCGATGAAGCGGCAACGGCCCGGACTGTGCAGCTGCGGGACCGGGAACGGCATCCCTATGCGGGGCTGCGGAGCTTTACGCCTCAGCGCGGCGGAGAGCTGCGGCTGTATCAGGCGGTGCGGGAGGCTGTACCGGTGGTGGATGCCGCCGTGTGCAAGCTGATCCGCCTCAGCGGCGGCACGCTGGTGTTCTGTGAGGATCCGGAGACAGAAAAGCGGCTGCGGGACTTTTTGGAGCGGGTCCCGGCGGGGCGGGGACAGTACGGTATCAACGCCTTTTTGGAGCAGTACCTGGAATCGCTGCTGATCTGCGGCGGCGCCGTAGGCGAGATGGTGCCGGCGACGGGAAACCGGGATCTGGCGGCACTGCTGTGCGGACGGATGGATCGGATCGAGCTGAGAGAGGGAGAAAGCCCGCTGGACTTTCAGATCTACGGGCCGGATGAGCGTGGGCGGATGGCCGCTCTGCCGTATCAGGAGCTGCTACTGTTTACGCCGCTGCATCCGGAAGCCGAGCACCCCTACGGCGTGTCGCTGCTGCGGGGATTGCCGTTTATGGCGGATATTCTGATGAAGATCTACAACACGGTGGGGGTCAACTGGGAACGGTGCGGCAATATGCGGTTTGCCGTGACCTGCCGGGACGGCGACGGCAATGCCGCGGAACGGGGGCAGCTTCTTGCCAGCGAGTGGAGCCGGGCTATGCAGGATACCAGAAGCGGCAGTGTCCGGGACTTCGTGGCGGTGGGAGATGTGGATATTAAGGTCATCGGCGGCGACGCGCCCATTCTGGACAGCCAGGTGCCGGTGCGGCAGGTGTTGGAGCAGATCGTGGCGAAGACCTCCATTCCGCCCTTTATGCTGGGGCTGAACTGGAACTCCACGGAGCGGATGAGCGCCCAGCAGGCGGACATGCTCACCACGGAGATCACCGCTATTCGACGGACGCTGACGCCGGTGGTGGAGCAGATCTGCCGGATGTGGATGCGGATGCAGGGAGAGACAGCGGCGTTCCGGGTGGACTGGGAGGATATCAACTTGCAGGATGAGGTAGAGGAAGCCAAGGCGGAGCTGTATCGGGAGCAGGCGAGGAAGCTGCGAATCGAGAATGACGCGGCGGAAGGTAAAATTGAGGACAGGGCGGCAGGGGCCGCGAAAAAAGCGTGACAGGAGGAAACGGATGCTGACAAAGGAAGAACTGAATCAGATCAACCGGTTCAGCAAGGCGGAGCTGACGGCGGATCAGGTGTATACATTCAGCGTGCGGCTGTGCGACAACGAGGTGGACCGGGACTTTGAGCGGTTCGGGACGGAGGATCTGGACCGACTGGGAGAATTGTTTTTAGGCAAGAGCGGAATCTTTGACCACCAGTGGTCCGCCAAGGGCCAGACGGCCCGTATTTACCGGACGGAGGTGGTGCGGGAGCCGGGCACCGTGACGGCGGCGGGGGATGAGTACCGTTGGCTGAAGGGCTGGGCCTACCTCATGCGGACGGAAAAGAATCAGGAGCTTATCACGGAGATCGAGGGTGGTATCAAGAAAGAGGTCAGCGTGGGATGCAGCATGGGGCGGAGCGTGTGCTCCGTGTGCGGCGCGGAAAACGGCACCTGCGGCCATGTGAAGGGTCAGATGTACGGCGAAAAGCTGTGCTTTATGGAGTTGAAGGATCCCAAGGACGCCTATGAGTGGTCCTTTGTGGCGGTGCCTGCCCAGCCCAGGGCCGGGGTGGTGAAGCGGTTCGGCTCCGAGGGGACAGAGCTGCGGACGCTGCGCAAGCAGGCAGAGCTGGGTCAGCGGTATCTGACTGGGCTGCGCCGGGAGGTGGTGCGTCTTGCTATGCTGGTGGACGGGCATCTGGATGGAAAAATCTTCACCAATGCCGTTGGGAGACTGGATGAGGCGGAATTGCTGGAGTTAAAGAGGGCCTATGAGGCCCAGATCGCGAAGAAATTTCCCGTGGCTCCGCAGCTGCGGCAGCAGGCGGAGACCAAGCGGGAGGATGAAGCGGTGTTCCTTGTCTGATGGGACAAACACAATATGAGGGAGGAAATTGCATGAACGTTTCTTATGAGGGCATCGGCCAGTGGGCCGCCACCTTTGCCTGCGACGGTGTGTCCGCGGGGCAGGTGGTGAAGGTCAGCGGCAGCGGAACAGTTGCCAAATGCGCGGACAATGACGGCTTTGAGGGTGTGGTGCTGTCCGTGGCCAGAGACGGCAAGGCCTGCTCTGTGGCTATGGGGGGCATGGTGACGGTAAGCTACACCGGGGCTTCCGCGCCTGCTGATGGTTGGAACTCTTTGGCAGCGGACGGCAGCGGCGGCGTGAAGGTTGTTTCCGACGGCGGCAAGAGCTATCTTGCCGTAGAGGTGGATACCACTGCTAAAACCGTGACCATTGTGCTGTAAGGAGGGGGAGAGAATATGGCTTATCATTATGAAAATCTGAAACTGGAAAAGGGTATGTACAGTCAGAGTGGCCGCAGCTTTGCACAGACGCTGGAAGCTCTGGACCCCAGCGAGAACTACAAGGGCACCTCTCTGGAGGGACTGGACGCCTTCCAACGTCAGCTCAAGCGCTTTGACATCAAGGTGAAGGGCGCGAGCAGTGATAGAGTGGAGAAGTTCTTCTGGTCTACGGAGTCCGCTGTGCTGTTCCCGGAATTCGTGTCCCGTGTGGTGCGTCAGGGCATGGAGGAGGAGAGCATCCTGCCGGACATCACCGCCACCGTCACCAATTTTGACGGTATGGATTACCGTTCCATCGCATCCACTCCTACGGAGGAGGAAAAGAAGCTCAAACGTGTGGAGGAGGGCGCGCAGATCCCCCAGACTACCATTCATACCCAGGAGAATCTGGTACGTCTTCATAAGCGGGGCCGTATGCTGGTGGCTCCCTATGAGGCCATCCGCTTCCAGAGACTGGACCTGTTTGCCGTGACGCTGCGGCAGATCGGCGCGTACATGGGCCGGATGCATCTGGAGGACGCCGTGAAGGTACTGAAAGACGGCGACGGCAACAACAATGCCGCCAAGGTCTATGAGGTGGGCAGCAATCCCATCGGCGGCAGCAAGGGCACTCTGAGCTATGACGCACTTCTGGACTTCTGGGCGCAGTTCGATCCCTATACCATGAATACCATGCTAGTGAGCAATGACATGATGCTGGCCATGCTGAAGCTCAGCGAGTTCCAGAATCCCAATACCGGGCTGAACTTCCAGGCAACCGGCAAGCTGACCACTCCTCTGGGGGCTAAGCTGCTGCGTTCCAGCGCCGTGCCTGCAGGGACCATCATCGGTCTGGATAAGAACTACGCCTTGGAGCAGATCTGCGGCAGCGAAGTGGTGGTGGAGTATGACAAACTCATCGACCGCCAGCTGGAGCGGGCAGCCATTACCTCGGTTTCCGGCTTTGCAAAGCTGTTTACCGACGCGGCCAAGGTGCTGAAGGTCTGAGCTTGTCCACTGCACCGGGATTCCCGGTGCGGTGAAGCGGAAACGGAAGGGGAGTGACCTATGGAGATAACGGCGGCCGCATTAGCGGCGGAGTTGTGCGGCGCCTCTCAGGAGGACCCACTGCTGGCGGTGCTGTGTGAAGCGGCGGAGGCGGCTTGGGAGAGCCGTCTGGCCCCCGGCGTGACGAAGGAGGATTGCAGCGGCGCGCTGCAGTGCGCGGCGGCGTTCATGGCGGCGGCGGACTACATGGGAAAGCGGTGCAGGGCGGAGTCCTTTACTGTGGGCGAGGTGACGGTGCGGCAGAGCGGCGGTCAGTCCACGGCTGTGATGGCGGAGACCTTGCGGCAGACGGCGGAGCGGCTGATGCGTCCCTATGCCGCCTCCGGGGAGTTTTGCTTCAGGGGGGTGCGGGGATGACCGGCGTGATGGGGGAGATCCTGGAACATTACGGTCAGACCGTAACGCTGCGGAGCAGAGACGGCGAAAAGTCCGTCCGGGCATTTATCCAGCCCGCCGCTGCCCGGGACGAGACAGTGCCGGGAGAGCAGACGCCTATCGGTTGGATAGACGAACGGCTGTGGCGGTATACCGGGCTGGAGGAGGTCCAGCCGGGGGATACCATCATTTGGAGGGGACGAAGCTTCCGGGTGCGAAGCAGCCGGGAACACGCCTTGTCGGACGAAATCAATCACTGGTGGGCCTTGCTGGAACCGGAGCGGAGGGCGGCGGAATGAAGGAATTGTCACAGATCCGCAAGGCAGTGCTGGACGCCCTGCGCGGGGCCGGGATCGCGGCTATGGAGGCGTTCCCGGCAGAACAGGCCATGGTGTACAGTGGCGCGGTAGCGGCGGTGGGCGTCGGTGCGGCCAGCGGAAAAACGGCGGGCTTCTGCCATTATTTAGGAGAGATGAAGGACCCGGAGACTCAGGCGGTCCGGGAACGCTACGGCAAGGAGCTGTTCGGGCAGATCACCGTGGAACTGCGGGCGAATCGGGCGGCGGACTGCGAACGCGGCTGCGAAACGGCCACCGAGGTGCTGCTGGGCGGGCTTCCGGAGGGAGTCCGCACCGGGGAACTCACCTGGGAGGCCATTTGCTGGGAGAAGACCACGGGGATGTTCCTGCGGCGGGGCATTCTGGAATGCAGGGCCCTGTTTCTGGCGGAGAGCGCCGTGGAGTCCGGAGAATTTCTGGACTTCCGACTGAAAGGAGTTATGAGCGAGTGAGTGAGATGAGACATGAGCGGCCGGGGGTCTACTCGGTGTATGACGCGTCCAGCGTGACATCCGCAGGACGGGCGGCCAAACGGATCGGCGTGGCGGCCCTGGCCGTTAAGGGAACGGCCAATACAGCGGTGACACTGACCGGTTATGGCGCCGGTGTGGAGGCCTTTGGTGAGGACGGCACTGACACGCCGGGCATGAGCACACTTTTGAAGCTGCTGTTTGCCAACGGCGCATCCACGGTTTACGCAGTACGGGTAGGTGCAGGCGGGGGATTGGAAGATTATCAGGCGGCGTTTGCCGCCCTGGCTAACTGCGATGTACAGGTGGTGGTGTGCGACAGCAGCGAGCTGACCATCCAGAAGGCACTGAAAACCGCCGTGGAAACGGCATCTGCGGCCAGAGGGGAGCGGATCGGCGTCACCGGTGGCAGCGGAGATACGGCGGCGCAGTTGGTGACCAGGGCGGAGGCCATCAACAGTGAGCGAATGGTACTGGTTGGCCCGGATATGAAGGATGAGAGCGGCAAAGCCCTTTCCGGTGTGTTTGCCGCGGCGGCGGTGGCAGGGGCTATTGCCTGCGGTGCGGACCCGGCAGTACCCCTGAACGGGGCGGAGCTGTACGGCATCGGCGGTTTACAGAGCGTTTACAGTGACAATGACATTGACCTGCTGGTTCAAGGCGGCGTAACGCCGCTGGAGGACGTGGGGGGCGTTGTATCCCCGGTGCGGGGCATTACCACCCGGACAAAAACCGGCAGCGCCGCCGACAGTACCTGGCGGGAGCTGACAACCGTCCTGATTGCCGACGATGTGATCCCGGCGGTGCGGTCTGCCCTGCGGAGCAAGTTTGCCAGAGCCAAGAACACCGCTCAGGGCCGGGGGGCTATCCGGGCACAGACCATTGTGGAACTGGAAAAGAAAAAGGACGCACAGATCATCGAAAGCTACGGCGAGGTGGCGGTGACGGCCGCAGCGGACGATCCCACGGTGTGTCTGGTGGAGTTCAGCTTTGCTGTGGCCCATGGGTTGAACCAGATCCGCCTGACGGTGCATCTGACGGTTTAAGGAGGGACGGATATGAAGGGATTTCCCACCAGTGCGGACATTTATCTGGAATTGGACGGGCGGAAGATCGCCGTGGTGCAGAGCTACCGGGCCAAGGCAGCCAAGTCCAGCAAGAATATCGAGGCCTTCGGTGAGAGTGAGCCGGTGGCAACCATTGAAGGGCAGAAGAGCTATACCGTGGAGCTGACCCGGCTGTACGCCACGGATACGGCCATTTCCGACGGCATCGACTTCTATAATCTCACGGATTTCTCTCTTGTGATCTGCAAGCCGGACCGCAAGGTCATTTACAGCGGCTGCGAGTGGAGCGGCATTCAGGAGGACGGGGAGCTGAACGCCACCGTGGCGGAACGGGTGACGCTGACGGCGGCCCGTCGCATCGAGACTACCGCATGAGGACAGTGGATGTCCTGAAGCCGCTGACTGCGGGGGAACTGCTGGAACTGTGGCGGTACTATCGGGAGAGGGTGGAGGATCCGCTGGAACGGACGCTGCTGTGCAACGCCGCCATCCTGCGGGACAGCTGCCATTGTCAGGGAGAAGCGGTTTACGGAGATGAGCTGGAGGTCTTGCGGGACCTGACGCCCGGCGAAATGGAAGAACTTCTGCTGCGGCTGGCGGAGGGAGAAGCGCTGCCGGAGGAGCGAGGCGGCACCTTCGACCTTCAGCGGTTTGCGGATATGAAGGGGGAATGAGCCGGTGGACTATTTATGGGAGCTGCGGCGCCGCCAGCAGGCAGCGCTGAACCGTCTGCTGACCGGCAGTCCCTCCAAAGAGGAGACCACGGCGGAGGAGGAAGTTCTCCGCCGTGCTGCGGAGAGGGCTGAGAAAGCGCCTGCTGGACGGGAGAAGGGGATCTCCCGTCCAACGGCGGAACAGGGAAAACTGATTGGTCAGGCGGAAAGCGGTGAAACACTGTCATCTGCAAAGCGGAAAACATGGGACAAAGCGGAAGCTGATGGCAGACCGCTGGATGGGCTGACGGCGCAGGCAGAAGAATTTCAACAGGCCCGTCGGGCGGATGCCTTTTGGCGGAGTGAGACGTTTTCTGCGGGGACCCTGCCGGGGTTACTGATGGCGGAAGAAAGCGGGGCGGCGATGGAGGTGGAGGACATCTCCCGGGCTGTTCAGCGGGACGCACGGCGGTATGACGGCGGATTTACCATGTTTTAAGAGGGAGGAATGGCATGAGATTATCCTCCATGCGCTATAAAAATTACACCTGGCCCCACAATCCGGAGACCTTTGTAGTGGAATACCGGCGGCAGATGGCGGCCCATAAGATACCATTGGGCGGCTGCGTTTTGCAGGATCTGGGCGTAAATTGCCGGATCCTGCGGGGCGAGGGCGAGTTTGCGGGGCCGGGGGCCTATGAGGAATTCAAAGCGCTGGCGGCGGTGTTTCAGGAACCGGGAGCGGGGATGCTGACGCATCCTGTGTGGCGGACGGACCGGGCGTATTTCGTCGCCCTATCTGTGACGGAGGAGCCGCGGCCGGACTATGTACGGTACAGCTTTGCATTCTGGGAGGATGACAGCGGCTACGATGGCGGCCTGACGGAAAACAATGACGGCAGGACGTGGCCGGGGAGCGGCTTGGCGGCATCTGATGGGACCCATGGAGCCGGGCGGGTGTACACCGTGAAGCGGGGGGATACCCTGTGGGGCATTGCCCGGCGCTGTGGCGTGACCTTGAGCAGCCTGATCGCTGCCAATCCACAGATCAAAAATCCCAATCTCATTTATCCGGGGAATGAGGTGAGGCTGCCGTGACAGGACGGATCTTTACGGCGGAGCATCACGTCTATGATCTGCCGCCGCTGCTGAGTTGGAACGTGAGGCATACGGGGACGGTGCCCTGCGACAGCTGGTCCGTGACGGCGGTGTATCAGCCGGAAATGCTGACAGTGCTGCGAATGGCGGCGGGTTTCGCCGCCATTGAGAATGGAATGACACAGTTGCGGGGAATCGTGGACGAATATACCGTGGAACTGGGCAGCGGAGGGATGACGGTGACACTGTCCGGCCGGGGATACGCCGCACGGCTGTTGGATAACGAGTCCCGGCCTGTGACCTATGAGCAGGTGACGCTGTGGGAACTGATCCGCTGTCACGCGGAGCCTTATGGCATTTCCTGCGGGGCTGCGGCGGATCTGAGGTCCACGGTGCCCTATACTGCCGGGGCGGGGATCAGCCAATGGAAGGTGATTTCGGAGTTTTGCCGGACCTATGGAGGCTTCCTGCCCCGGTTTGCCAAAACCGGAGAGTTGCTGGCAACACCGGAACAGGACAGCGGAAAGAGAATTATCCTTGACAGTGGCAGCCCGGTGCTGAATTGCCGAATCCGGGAGGACCACTACGGCGTATTGACGGAAGCGCTGGTCATCGACAAGCGGCAGAATGTCAGCTACTCTGTGAAAAATCCGGAGATGATCGCCAAGGGCGGCCAGTGCCGCCGGGTGATCTATACGCCGGGGCGGAGCACCTGGGATGCCATGCGCTATACGGGAGAATACCAGATCCAACAGTCCAAAAAGGAGGAGCAGGCGGTGACGGTAACGCTGCCGGGGAGCTTTGGCGCATTTCCGGGGGATCGGGTGACGGTGAGACTGGAAAAGCTGGGCCTTACCGGAAATTACCGGGTGGCGGAGACGGAAAACCGGTTTTCCGCCAGAGAAGGAACCGTGATGATCTGGACATTGAAGGAGTGTGGTTGAAATGTGGCTGGCACAGAGCATGAAGCAGGCGGTCCCCACGGCGGATGCCGATCAGGGGATCTCTACCATCGTGGGAGATCAGATGGGAGTGGTGACCCGGGGCGAAGTGCGGCAGTTACCCATCTACGGTCCGGGCGGTTATGTGTGGCTGCCGGAGAGCGGGGCTTCCGTGCTGGTCATTAAGGGCGGCCCCGGCGGAGAGGAGCAGTGCGTCTGCGGCGGTAAGCAGGCGGAGGTCCCAAAGGGGATGCAGCCGGGGGAGGTCTATATTTACGGTCCGAAGGGCAGCAATGTGTATTTGCAGAAGGATGGGACGATTGAACTGACAGGGCGAATTTCCATCAGAGGACAACTTCTTATCAACGGGCAGCCCTACAAACCTTGCACCTGCGGAGAGGGAGGGATTCTGTAGTGCTGATGCTGGTGAACGGTGATTATGTACCGCAGGGAAACGGATTACAGTCAGCGAAGGGGGACGAGGCGGTTTTGCAGCGGATGCTGATGAAACTGACTGCCCGGCGGGGGCAGTTTCCCTTTATGGAGAATTTCGGCAGCAGACTGTGGACTTTGGACCGGCTGCGTCCTGCGGAACGGCAGGCTGCGGCGGAGCAGTATGTGCTGGAGGCCCTCCGGGATGAGCCGGGTCTGACGGTAGAGCAGGTGACGCTGGCGGAGAACGGCGGAAAGGCGTCCCTGACGGTGAACGCCGTCAAAGACGAACGCCGATTGACGGCGGAGGTGGCCTTGGGGCAGGAGGGAGTGACAATGTGAGAGCGACGGAGACGATCTATCGGGAAATGCTGGCGGCCTACGCCAAGCGGCGGGGGGGACAGCTTCAGGAGGATTGCGACCTGTCGGTGCGGCTGTGGGCGGCATCGGCACAGATCCAGGCGTTGGAGGCACAGGCGGAATGGGTGCTGGGGCAGAGCTTTCCCCAGACGGCCGCGGGGGTCTATCTGGACCGCCACGGAGCCATGCGAGGCATCGTCCGGCAGGCCCCCAGCAGGGCGACCGGTCAGTTGACCTTTCGGCTGTCCAACGCACAGACCGGCGCGGTGAGCGTGGAGACCGGAACGGTGTGCATGACAGAGGAAACTGTCCGGTTCCGGACTACGGAGCCGGGGACGATCCCGGCGGGGGAGATCTCAGTGACCGTGGCGGCGGAGGCCGTGGAGACTGGCAGCAGCGGAAACGTGGGAGCCGGAACCGTTCATGTGCTGACGGCGTGTCCCGTGGCGGTGACGGCAGTCACCAATGAAAAGGCATTTACGGGCGGACTGTCGGAGGAAACGGATGAGGAACTGCGGCAGCGGATTTTGGACAGCTTTCAGCGGTTGCCAAATGGAGCCAACGCCGCGTGGTATGAGCTGACCGCCTGCCGTCACGAGGGTGTGGCGGCGGCCAAGGCGGTGGGAAAAGCCCGGGGCGCCGGGACAGCGGATGTGTATGTATCGGCACCGGATGGTATTCCCTCGGAGAAGTTGCTGACAGAGCTTCAGACGGTTTTTCAGAAAAGTCGGGAGATCGCGGTGAACGTGCAGGTAAAAGCGCCCACGGCCGCGACAGTGGACGTGGCAGTGACGGTAAAAACGGCGGAAGGGACGGATTTTGCCAATGTGAAGACTGCGGTGGAGGCTGATCTGGCGGAGCAGTTCAACGGAAAGCTGTTAGGCAGGGGCGTGAAGCTGGCGGAGCTGAACAGCAGGATCTATGCTCTGCCGGGTGTAGAGAACTGTCATATTACGGCCCCGTCAGCTGATCTGGCGGCCAATGACACGGTGCTGCCGGTATTGGGGACGGTGACAGTGACAGAGGAGGCGTGAGGCGGTGTATGAGCAGTATTTGATTCGCCTGTTGGCCCCCTTGGGCCTCTACGATCTCCGTGCACCCCATAACGGCGGCGAGTTGGCGGCGCTGGGCGGGGAGCTGGACAGCGTCAGTGGGCTGGTAGAACTGGTGGAACGGGAAAGCCTGCTGGCCACGGCGGAGAGCGAGGGCCTTGACCGCCGGGAGGTATTGTTTGCTCACAAGCCTGCGGCCGTGACCCCGGAGGAACGCCGAGAGGCCATCGCCGCGCTGCTGCGGATCAGCGAGGACAGCCTGACACCGGAGGCCATCAACGATACCCTCACAGGCTGCGGTATCCGGGCCAGAGCGGAGGAAAAGGCGGACGGCAGCCTGCGGGTCGTATTTCCCAGAACTGCCGGCGTGCCGGCGGAGTTCGACCAGATCAGGAAGATTATTTTAGATATTCTACCCTGTCATTTAGAGGTGGAGTTCTACTTCCGCTATCTGACCTGGGCAGAATGTGAAGCGGCGGAATATACATGGGATGAGGTGGAGGCGGCACAGCATACCTGGGAGAGCTTTCAACTGGCGGTGCCGCCGGAGGAATGAGACATGAGTGAGATCATAACCGCCGCCATCACCGGATGTGTGACGCTGCTGGGGGTGCTTTTGAGCAACCGGGCGGCCCAAGCGGTAACGGATGAGAAGCTCACGGAGCTGACCCGGGAAGTCCGGGAGCACAATCATTTCGCACGGCGAGTGCCGGTGGTGGAGGAACAGATCCGGGGCATGGACCGCCGGTTGGAGCAATTGGAACAGGGGCAGCGGCGTCAGCCCATCTCTTGAGATGGCGGACAGAGAGGAGCAGGAATGGATATTTCAGCATTTGGTATGGCAGGCGTGGCGGCGATCACGGTGATCTGCTACCTTGTGGGTTGGATCGTTAAGGTGTCCGGTCTGGACAATAAGTGGATTCCGGTGATCGTGGGTGTCTGCGGGGGGATCTTGGGCATTGTGGGAATGCTGGTCATGACGGATTTTCCGGCGGCGGACCCGCTGACCGCCGCTGCGGTGGGAATCGTCAGCGGCCTCGCGGCCACAGGCGTGGATCAGATCAGCAAACAGATGAAGGACTGAGGGCGGAAAGGAGCGCGAAGATGGAAAAGATGTTTGAGAAAATCATCAGCGAAGGGAAGAAGTCCGGCAAGAGCGTTGAGGAGATCAACACCGAACTGAAGGCGGCTGGGGCCAACTTCCACTTGAGTCCCGACGGCGGCGTGGCCGGTTGGACCGATGCAGAGATGGAGGATGGCTTTATCCCTGCGGAAGAGGAACCCAAGGAGGCCCAGCGTACCTTGGATATGCGCCGCAGAATGGAATTTGCCGGGACTGAGCAGATCCAGTGGATCCCCGGTGGCAGATTTGCAGTCAGTTATGACGAGGACGGTTACGCCAAGAGCGCCGTCCGGCTCCATGACTGATGTATTTGCCTGCGCCAGAGCGCAGATCTATTACAACAGCAAACGGAAACCTCTGGCGCAGGTGAAGCGGGAGACCGGATGCAGCCACATCATCAACGGCTATTTGTTTAACGGCAGCTTTCAGCCGGTTGGCTGGACGGTGATCGACGGCAAGGTCATTAGTCGGGACGCCTATCAGGACTGGGGAATTTCCATCGGTTCTGATGGGAAGCCCCAGATGCTGACGGACCGGGGCGGCAGCTTTCTTTCGGGGGTGCCTCTTTTGAAAAGTGGGGCGAAGCTGGAGCGAAGCCTGACGCCGGATGTGGCCCGCTCCGCAGCCCGGACGGCTGTGGGCTGGATGCCGGATGGACGGATCTGCCTGTGGTGCGACAAGACCAGCCTGACCCGGGAGCGGCTTCAAAACAAGCTGCTGGGCTTTGGCGTAACGGATGCGCTGATGCTGGACGGCGGCGGTTCCACCCAAGGTGTTTTTCCCTCTGGCAAGGTGGCCAGTTCCCGAAAGGTGCCGACAATGGTCCTGTTTTGGGCAGAGACCAAACAGGAGGGGAACGCGGACCTGAAATGGGCAGGAAAGTCTGGGATCCTGACGGAGGCCCAGCTAGCGGAGCCGGAAAAAGCCGTTACCCGGCGGGAATTGGCGGAAATTCTGCATCGGCTTCAAAAATAAATTCAAAAAATCGGGGAGGCTTTTATGAAAGTCTCCCCGATTTTTTGCTTGAAAGCCAGTGCTTGACAACAGAGCGGAGCGGGGTATGATGAGATTATATCTTGCAAAGGGGAATGTACTATGACCAGAACAATCGGAATAAGAATAATCTGTGTGGCGGCGGCAGTGATTTTGGCGCTGGCTTCCATATTCGGCGTGGCTAAGATCACCACGGACCCGGCCTTTTACCGGAAGTCTATCGCCGCACTGGAGGAAAAGCAGGAGACGGTTTTGGAACTGACGGCGGCCTCCACGGCGGCATCGGCGGCGATCACGCTGCTGCCCGGCGACACGGCTACGCCGATCGCGGACAAGCTGGCGGATCTCAGCGGCTATTTTCTCATCGTGCTCTGCGCTATTTTTTTGGAAAAATATTTGCTGACCATCACCGCCGCTGCGGCATTCAAGGTCCTGATACCGGCGGCCTGCGCCGCCTTTGCAGCCGCGGCACTGTTCCCCCGCCTGCGGCGGACGGCAGGGGCGCTGGCGTGGAAGCTGGCATTGTTCGGCGTAGCGATCATGCTGGTGATCCCGGTGGGGATCCGGGTCAGTGACCTGATTGAGGATACCTATCAGGCATCCATTGCGGCTACTATTCAGGAGGCCAAGGAGGCTACGGATACCATTCAAAGCAGCCAGAATGAAGGCACGGTAGCGGAACAGAGCGGTATTTCCGGATTCTTTTCCAAGGTGACGGACAGCATTACCGGCGCCGCAGCCGGTGCGGTGGAGAAGCTTCGGAATGTGCTGAACCGCTTTTTGGAGGCTCTGGCAGTCATGCTGGTGACCACCTGCCTGATCCCGATTCTGGTGCTGCTGTTTTTCATGTGGTTGGTAAAACTCATTTTGGGTGTGGAACTGCCGTCGCTGGGGGTGCCCCGCCGCTCCGGCGAGAAAATCGGCGGGGGAGAGGCCTGACATCCGGTTGCAATTCCGACAGATCTGTGGTATGTTAGAAAAACGGACCGCATGGAGCGGAACGTAAACGAAAACGCTCAAAGAAAGTTGAGGATCACCTATGTCAAACATTACAAAAACCGCCATGATCACCGTTTGTGGACGGCCCAACGTGGGCAAGTCCAGCCTGACCAACGCGCTGGTGGGCGAAAAGGTCGCCATCGTTTCCAACAAGGCCCAGACAACCCGGAACCGGATCTACGGCATTGTGAATCGGGAGGACACCCAGTACATTCTGCTGGATACGCCGGGACTGCATAAGCCCAAGTCTGCGCTGGGGGACTACATGGTGAAGGTTGTGACCTCCAGCCTCAGCGATGTGGACTGCGCGCTGCTGCTGGTGGAGCCCATTCCCCACGTGGGAGGACCGGAGAAGGCACTGATCGACCGCATTCGGGAGGAAAAGATCCCCTGCATTCTGTGCATCAACAAGATCGACACCGTAGAGCCTGCGGAGCTGCTGCCGGTGATTGCGGCCTATAACGAGGTGTGGGACGGCTTTGACGCTATCATTCCCATTTCTGCCCATAAGGGCGGCGGCCTGGACGATTTGATGCACGAATTGCAAAAATACGCCCAGGAAGGCCCTCAGCTGTTCCCGGACGGAGAGACTACCGACCAGCCGGAACGTCAGGTCATGGGCGAGCTGCTGCGGGAAAAGCTGCTGCTGTGTCTGGATAAGGAGATCCCCCACGGCACCGCCGTGGAGATTACCAAATTCTCCGAACGGGATTCCGGAGTGGTGGACGTGGACGCCACGATCTATTGCGAAAAGGCCAGCCACAAGGGTATCATCATCGGTAAGCAGGGCACCATGCTGAAGAAGATCAGCTCTCTGGC